TGAGCACACGGGCAACTGTAACCTGGTTAAACTCCTCAACAACCTCGTCAGAAACACCAACAAGGTTGTCATCCCCAAGCGTGGCTGCACTAGCCACATCCCAGAAATCAAGTCTGCCTGTACTGCTAATAAAAGCAGCAACAATGCACACCATGGAAAGCATAGAATTGATAAAGGTGGTTAGAAAATGCCCACTAGGCAGTGACCTCTGCCACTGCACGACATGTGTGGCAACAACACCACGTCCAACGGCATGGCGGCTCTTCATGAGATCCTGAAACAGGATGGTCCGCACAGCATTCTCCTCATCACTTGCCCCGCGAGTTTTATACCAAAAATTGATATAATTCAAACACTCGCCGAGCATCTGTGGCTGCTGAGACGTATCAAAGCCTGAAAAATCACCATCCCACACTTTATCACCCTTACGGGTAACAAAGTTCTGCAACCACTCCCAGTCCTGATATGGGTTTATGCCTGGGCACATACCACTATCCTTGAACTGATTCATCTGCGTGGACACAATTTGCCCAAAATACTTACGACACAAGACGTAGTAGTGAACGTTGGTGCCTGCTATATAGCGGGCCTGCTTACCTGGCTTCCTCAGCTCATCTTTGAGGAAGCCCCTAGCCATGAAAAAGGGTCTGATACCTTTTTTACACATGGCTTCAACGCCTTCCACTTCAGCAATGAACGACTTCACCTTAGAAGCCTCAAAATCAAACTCCATAGCTCCTCCAAGCATGGAACGCTTGTTCCGATAATCAACACAACCAGGAAGGCCCACAGAAGTGCCAAGGGGTATACCCTTAGCACCATTAGTGCCCACCAAGGCTTCCTGCACAGACCAAACACGCCCAGACACGAAAGATGTACTCTCAGAAAAAGGCTTCATAGCCATGGGAACCGCCATCTGAACTAGCTGCATGTCAATTGATATGACAGCGCCTGCATAAGGCTCCAACGCATTCACGGTAGGATAAACCATATCCTCTCCAACCAAATAAGGTGCTAACCTCATAGGTCTCAAGGAAAAGTCAGGCATGACACCATCAAGCATGTCATCCTCATACACAAAGGTGGTGGCAAGATTGGTCTTAACTGGAGCGCTGACTATACGAGTCAGTTCGCCCAAACCACTGAAAGAGCCAAAACCCAACATCTCATCGGGATTATCCGTGACACCTTTAAAAGGCATCTCTTCACAATCAACAACGCTAAAGCCTTTGGGAATAGCCAAGCCTGCTTGCTCAACTGTCTCCTCAAAAGTAGCCTCAGCACAACGAGGGTCCTTGGTACTCCGTTTCAAATCGTCCAAATGCATCTTGCACAACTCAGCAGTCAACTGGGTGGCATATGCTTGACCAAAACCTTTCTTCAATCCAACATGGAATCCAAGCCACACACGATGCTGGAATCTTTGGGCACTCTGCAAACACAGATTTGAGCCACAATCTCCTTCAATCGTGGAAGCATCATAAGACACCCAATTGGTGTGACGTGTACGGCCTATGGTAATACCATGTGTGCCGACTTCAGCCCCCTTGGACATGAAAATAATACGGTCGTTATATGAAATCAACTTACCGTCACTCTCAATACGAGCGGTATCCAGCCTAACTGGCAAACCACCGACATCCTTCATGTCTTTCTCCGTAACCACAAAACCAGTGATCTTCTTGGCGGTATGCAAGTTGGTAGTCCTCACGAAACAAATGTCTCGAAAGTCACTATTACTCCTAGGAAAGTCAAGAAAATGACCCACTTTCAAAGTAATAACCTGCTCCGCGGACCTGCACGCACGCAAGGTCAATTCACTATCACGGGTGAACGCTCCACTGGTCAAACCCTCCTCCAATCTATGATCGAAGTGCTTTGGCATGACCATGTAATCCATCTCAAGGTACGTCACCTGGCCAAATGTATAATGTTCACCACAAGTCTTAACAGCAGACAGTTTAAAACTGTTGTTGTAAACCAACTTATGGTTACCTTCATGCATATGGCCACTCTGTTGCGAAACCTTTCCGCGAGTGATGATGGAAGA